TCGCTGTCGTTCTCAAAATCGGTGGAGCTGCATGATAAAGTCATCGGGCATTATCTGAACATAAAACACTATCAATAAGTTGGGACCATTACCGGGAAAATAGGCAAATATTTTAGCTCTTATAAAGGAGGTGCACTGACTGGCTTGAGTGTTTTGCCTACACCCCGATATTAGCGGCTTCGGGATAAAGGTAAACACCTGCTATCAGGTAATTAAAGAGAACTGTGTTTCGTGATGATTAGAAATATTTCTATTTATTAGGATTTAGAAAAGTAAAGACTGAATTTGACAAATGTCACATTTTTCGAAGAAAAATAACCCTTATCGCCTATGGCTGTGATTTTGACGTATGTAGCGTTAGTCTCGTCACATGACCATGCCGGACATTGCAATCTTTAAGTGGTTATCTGCCGTACCGCCCTATTTTGCGAAGAGTAGGTGACTTATCTACAATCGCACGATATTCATACGTCAGACATAAATCAGAGCATTTTTTCTGGCTGTGAGCAGGCATGTCACGACGGAATGGCTGGATAATCAGTGTAAACCGTGATGCAGAATTGTGAATGTTTTCCGATGTGGCCGATTCGTTATTAATGGAACTGGATGAATCATGACTGGTTTGACTTCAAACAAATAAAAGATAAATATTCCCACACCAGTAGTTACTTACATAATCATGATTTTTTTCTGATGTACAGGGGATAATATGGATCTTGAAAAAGCCCTGGGCTTTTTTTCGGCACCTCCCGGTTTAAGGCAGCTTTTATCCGACTATGGAAATAACGATATGCTTAAGAAAACGGACGTCCTGGCTGCCGTTGGTCTGGTGCAGCGTCATTCCAGCCTGGGAATGGCTGCTTTTTTCAGTAAAACGAATGGCAGCCCGCAGGATAAGAAAAAAGCGATCATTTTACTGGCCCGTCATGGTCTGGAATATTGCGATACTGTGCCATCTTTAGCACGGCTTGATCCTGATAATAAAAAGAAAGTAATAGTGTGCCTGGCAGCCTGTGCCTGCGCTGGTTACGCTCACAGTGCTGCAACAACACGCAAATGTATGAAATGCGCCGGCCGCGGCTTAACTGATTTGAAAATTTGTCTGCTATGCAAAGGTAAAGGAGTAATAACTGCTGCATGCCGTGACTGTAAAGGGCGCGGGGAATGCGTCGATCGTTTCGAGTCAGCCAGTCGTGGTCATCCCGTACTCATAACCTGTAAGCGTTGTAAAGGACGCGGTTATCCGCGCTATCCATCCACTACTGCGTATCAGGCACTGACACAGATCACGGATGCCATTTCTCTGGACACCTGGAAGAAGAGTGTTAAGCCTTTCTACGATGGACTTATCAGTAAACTGGAAATGGAACAGGCACATGCGGAAGCCGTGTTTAAGCGCGTAATCAGTTAGCGTTATAGTATCGCTGATGAAAAACTACTGCCTGTTTACTTTTCCCTTTCCTGTGATAAATTACCTCTAACGATGGGTTAATGACCCTTTAGAAAGCCTGGCTACGCGTCAGGCTTTTTTATTGGCGTCTGCGTTTATCTGAATCTGACATGCATTATCGCTGACGCATTCCATGGCAGCTCATGCTTTCCCCTGCCAGAAATTTTAAAACTCCTCATTTTCAGTAATGCTGCTCTCGTGACTCAACGGGGTGTTGCATTTCCTATTTCACGTCCTTTCTGGTTACTCTACCGCTGGCCTGTCATCGCGATTCAGTGACCTTTAGCGTGAGCAAAATCAATGACGCTTTCAGCAGATAAAATTACTTCCGGGGCGGCTTACGGTTCCTCAGCGGGCGTGGTGGCAGATGGGATCCTCAACTGGCTAAGCCCAGCTGAATGGAGCGCTCTTGGCGTGCTGGCAGGTATTGTGGTCGCACTGCTCACATTGCTGATTAACTGGTATTACAAGCGAAAGGCAACCCTTGCCCAGATCAGGGCTTTTCAGCGTTTATCCCGGCTGTCAGGAAGCGCGGAGGAGTGACTTGTGACCATCCCGCCGGGTCTGCGCACTAAACTGATTGCGGCTGCAGGTGGCGGAGCCTTACTTATAGCCACTGTATTCCTTGGTGGCCCGGATGGTGTTGAAGGGCGACGTTACGTTCCATATCCGGATATCGCCGGTGTGCTGACGGTCTGCGATGGTCACACCGGCGCAGATATTGTCAGAAGCAAAACCTATAGCGATCGGGAATGCGACAGTCTGCTGCGCGCTGACCTGCAACCTGTTCAGGTAAAAGTTGATAGCCTGGTAAAGGTCCCCCTCAGTGAGTACCAGCGGGCTGCGCTCTACAGCTTTGCATTTAACATTGGCATTCCCGCCTTCTCAAAATCGACGCTGCTCAAAAAGATCAATACGGGTGACCAGCCGGGAGCATGCGACGAACTCCGCCGCTGGGTCTTTGCCGGCGGCAGGAAGTGGAAAGGGCTGATGAACCGCCGGGATATTGAGCGTGCACTTTGCCTGGTCGAGGGAAGTGATGATCTTAAAGGATAAGCTGTACCTGATCCTTGCGCTGCTGGCTATGTTGGCTGTTTCAGCCGCTGCATCATTAGCCTTTTACTATCGAGGGAATGCGCTCGAGTACAAAACCCAACTGGATAAGGTAAGCAGTAGCCTCAGACTGGCGAACGCCAGCATCGCTGATATGCAGGTCCGTCAGCGCGATGTGGCTGTGCTCGATGCGAAATACACAAAGGAATTAGCCGATGCTCAGGCCGCTATCGATAAGCTGCAGCGTGATGTTGCTGATGGCCATAAGCGGTTGCTGCTGCACGCAAGCTGTCCCGCCATGCCACCCGGTAAAACCTCCGGCTCCGCCAGCATGGATAATGCAACCAGCGCCCGACTTGATGACGCCGCTCAACGGGATTATTTCACCCTCATAAGCCGAATCGAAATCGCTATAAAACAGATAGCCGGACTACAGCAGTACATCAGAGAGCAGTGCATGAAGTAAATGACCATCACAGGACACATTTGCGAGTGCGCCTGATGATGGCTGCCATACCATTTTCTGTGCCACGGTAGTCAGGCTATTAAGCGGGTGTAAAAAAGACCTTTCAATCAAATTAACTCATGCATTGATGTGCAACTTGAATTTACGAAAGGGAAGTTCACATGCAGGATTGGTTTATCTCATGGGTTTTTGTGAGCGAAGAAAATGAAATAACTGCACGAGGTTGGGATATCAGACGCGAATACACGACTACAAGCGCAGTTGATGTAGCAAAAAGATATATTGAAGAAATATCTGCTAAGGATCACATTCCCACCGACAGAATCATTCTCATAGCAATGAACAAACTTTAAAGAAGCCGCCTGAAGGCGATTTTTTTATTGGAGTGAATATGGCAAAGCTCACCGATAAACAAGAGCTGTTTGCCCGTGAGTTTATCAAAGACCTCAACGCCACACGGGCGGTTATTCGGGCAGGGTTCAGCAAAAAGTCAGCCCGTAACCAGGCTTGCCGTCTGATGACAAATGATGACATTTTAAACCGTATTGCCGAGCTGAAGGCTGAGCGTAACGATCGGGTTCGGGTGGATGCCGATTATGTTCTGCACCGCCTCGTCGAGATTGACGAGATGGACATTCTCGACATCATGACAGATGAGATGAGCATTAAACCCGTGTCGCAATGGCCCGCATCGTGGCGCCGATACCTGAGTGGATTCGATCTGGCCGAAATGTTTGAAGGTCGGGGCGAAGAGCGCAAAATGGTCGGCATCCTGAAAAAAATCAAATGGCCGGACAAGGTCAAAAACCTTGAGCTGCTCGGTAAACACATTACGGTGCAGGCGTTCCGCGAGCAGGCCACGACATCACTGACAGGCAAAGATGGCGGCCCACTTGAGGTTGCGCTGCTTTCACGCGAGGAATACCGGCAGGCGCGCCGGGAAATGCTGGAGGATGACGACTGCTGACTTCAGGACCGCTGCACGCCGTATAGAGTGTGAAGAGGACGGGCTCTACTTTGCCCGCTACTTCTTTAAGCAGCGCACCGGCAGCAGAATGATCGTCGCGCCACATCATCAGGTGATCCAGCAGGCACTGGACAGGGTGATTAATGGTGACATCCGGCGACTCATCATCAACGTCCCGCCGGGATACACCAAAACTGAGCTGGCGACCATCAACTTGATGGGCCGCGGACTGGCGCTGAACCGCCGCGCCCGTTTTATGCACCTGTCTTATTCCCACAATCTGGCGTTACTGAACTCCTCGACCACACGCAGCATTGTTAAGTCTGCAGCCTTTCAGGCGATGTGGCCCATGGCACTGCGTGAAGATGCTGACAGTAAAGCCATGTGGTGGACGGAATTCGGCGGCGGGGTATATGCCTCGTCTGCTGCGGGACAGGTTACCGGCTTTCGTGCCGGGCATATGGAGCCGGGCTGGCAGGGGAGTCTTATAATTGACGACCCGGTAAAGCCTGACGATGCCTACAGCGAAACGGTGCGTAACGGGGTAAACACCCGCTTCAACGAAACCATCCGTTCCCGCCTAGCGATCGAGACCACGCCTGTCGTGATCATCATGCAGCGTATCCATTACTACGACCTCAGTGGTTATCTGCTGCGGGGCGGTAGTGGCGAGATGTGGCATCACCTGAATCTGCCTGTACTGATTGACCGCAGCCAGTCTTACGCCTTGCAGTATGCTGAAAACTCACACGCGATACCTATTGAACACGGGTTGCCAGATGGCTGGCTCTGGCCGTTCAAGCATAATGAATCGCATCGGGTGCAGCTTTTTTCACACCGGCGCACCGCTGAAGCGCAGTACATGCAGCGTCCGTGCCGTTTCAATGCTGAAGGCGCGCTCTGGACAGAGGCCATAGTGTCCGGAGCGCGAGCACTGGATATCACTCTGCAGCCGTCACGTACGGTGGTCGCCATCGATCCTCAGGCCACCAACAGCGAAGAGAGTGACGAAACCGGAATAATTGTGGCCAGTTCATACGGACGCGGTAACGATAGTCTCTTCTCCGCTGACGCGGATTACTCCGGTAAATACTCACCGAATGGCTGGGCAAAGCGGGCCATCCGGGCCAGTGAAGAACACCACGCTGAAGCCATCGTTATTGAAACCAACCAGGGCGGAGATATGGCAGAAGACACGCTGCGCAATGCGGGCTTCCGTGGGCGCATCATTCGCGTTCATGCCAGCAGGGGCAAGTTTGCCCGGGCAGAACCCATCTCAGCGCTCTACGAGCAGGGCCGGGTGGCGCACCGTGGCAACCTCTATCAGCTGGAGAATCAGCTGCTGGAATACGCGCCCGCTACGGCCAAAAAATCGCCGGATCGCCTCGACGCGCTGGTCTGGGCCATCACTGAACTGTTCCAGCCGAAAGGCACCACTGTCCGTCCATTTTCTGCCTGACAGAAGATTATCATGAGCAACGACGTCCGAAAGCGATCGCCCAAAATTGAGTCAATGGCCGGCTGCTGGCCAATGATTACCGCATTGCTGGGCGGTACGGCGGCCATGCGCCTTGCGGGAAAGACCTGGTTGCCCAAATGGCCCAACGAAGAGGATGCGTTCTATCAGAACCGGCTGGCAGTGGCCACGCTGTTTCCGGCGTTCTCCCGGACGGTCGAAGTCCTGAGCGGTAAGCCGTTCTCCCGGTCGGTGACGTGGGATGAGAAAATCGTGCCTGCCCGGATAAGCGAGATGCTGACAGATGTGGACCTGCAGGGCACTAATCTCCATTCCTTTCTGGCTGATATCTTTGAAGAGGCGATGGCATACGGTCTCTGCGGTATTCTGGTTGAACACCCGCGAGCCGATAAGCCGCTTTCCCTGTCCGAAGAACGGAAACGGGGGGTGCGGCCATACTTCGTCAAGGTGACCGCGAACAGCCTGCTGGACTACGATTCAGAACGTGTTAACGGTCAGGAGACGTTCACCATGCTGCGCTTTGTCGAAGTGGTGAGTGAACGTGATCCGGAGAATGAATTCACTGTACGAGAAATTGAGCAGGTCAGGGTGCTGAATCCGGGCCGATGGCGCATCTATCGCGAGAAACCTGATACCACATCCGGCGCGCTTGAGTGGCAGCTGCACGACGAAGGCACCACCAGCCTGAATAGAATTACTTTTGTCCCGGTTTATGGCGACAGGCGCGGCTTCATGAACGGCAGACCACCGCTTGCGGAGCTGGCCTGGCTTAACGTCGAACACTGGCAGTCACGCAGCGACCAGCAGACTATTCTGCATGTTGCCCGCGTGCCGGTACTGTTCGGTAAAAAACTGGGTGACGGGCCCATCTCGGTGGGAGCTGCGTCGGCCATCATGTCGGAAGAAGATGAGGCGGATTTGCGCTATGTCGAGCACAGCGGTAAAGCCATCGAGGCCGGGCGCACTGACATTATCGACCTTGAGGAGAAGATGCGGCAGATAGGCGCCGAGCTGCTGGTGATCAAACCCGGCCATCGCACCGTCGTGCAGACGCTGGCAGATAATGAGGCGGGGACCAGCGCCCTGCAGCGCATGGTGTGTGACCTCACCGATGCAGCCCGGCTGGCGATGCAGTATCTGGCGGAATGGACCGGTGAGAAAGACGGTGGACACGTCACCATCTTCAGTGACTTTGGTGCCACCACGCTTGCCGAAGCATCGGCAGACTTCCTTGTGAGCATGTATCGGACGCGTGCGCTTTCAGACGAGACGCTCTTCAACGAAATCCAGCGCCGGGGCCTGATTAACAGTGAACTCCGCTGGGCAGACGAGCAGGGGCGTATCCGTGCCATGCCGCCACCCTCGTCAGATAAACCGGTAACAACCGCTCCGGCTTAACCCCTCCAGGCTCATGCATTTGCATGGGTCTTTTTATTGCCGGCCGCTGTGGATGCAGCGCGGCGCCACGAGCCGGATGGCTCCTGTCTGGTTGGATAACCTTAATGAAACTTAAACTCGATGAGAACGGCCATGTTGTCGTAAACGGTGGCAAGCCTGTGTACGTGCAGGATGACGGAAAAGAGGTGATGTTTGATGCGCCCGGTACGCTGCAGACCATTTCGCGTCTGAACGGTGAGGCGAAGTCACATCGTGAACGTGCTGAAGCCGCGGAAATCCTGTTGAAGACCTTTGAAGGCATCGACGATCCGGCCGCTGCTCTGGTCGCGCTGGAAACCGTAAAAAACCTGGAAGACAAAACACTGGTGGATGCCGGTGAAGTCGAAAAGGTCCGCACCGAAGCCCTCCGGGTACTGGAAGAGAAGTACGCGCCGATCGTTAAAGAGCGCGACGATCTGAGCCAGAAACTCACGGCGGAGAAAATTGGCGGCAGTTTCGCCCGGTCGAAATTTATCTCCGAGAAGATGAGTATTCCGGCTGACCTGGTGGAAGCCCGCTTCGGCAGCAATTTTCAGGTAGTGGATGATGCCGTCACGGCATTTGACCGCGAAGGAAACAAAATATTCAGTGCGATCAAACCCGGCGAAGCAGCCGGCTTTGATGAAGCGCTGAGTATTCTCGTTGAACACTACCCGTATAAAGATCAGATCCTCAAAGGCACCGGTGCATCAGGCGGCGGTTCCGGCGGCGGCAATGGCCACACCAACCCCAACACGCTTACCCGTGAACAGTTTGAATCCCTCAGCCCTCAGGAGCAGAGTGCGAGAGCGTGCGCGGGTGTGCAGATTACCGATTAACAGGACCTCCCTGAATGGCTAATACCCTTACCCAACTCATTCCCGACCTGTATCAGTCGCTGGACATTGTATCCCGCGAGCTCTGCGGGTTTATCCCATCCATTACACTCGACGCAACCGCAGAGCGCGCGGCACTCAATCAGCCGATCCGTATTCCTGTGACTCCTGCCTCAGAAGCTGAAGATGTTAAACCTGGCCAGTTGCCACCGGATGACGGTGACCAGGACATTGGCAACGTGCCGCTGGCCATCACGAAATCCCGCATGGTGCCGTTCCGCTGGGAAGGTGAGCAGCAGAAAGGGATTAAATCAGGTCCTGGTTATCACGGTATCCGACGCGACCAGGTCACCCAGGCAATGCGCACGCTGGTCAATGAAATTGAAGCTGACCTCGGTCAGCTCTTCTGCCGTGCGTCTCGTGCAGCGGGGGAAGCGGGTAAAACACCATTCAAAGACACGCTTACCGACACGGCGCAGGTGCGTAAAATTCTCACCGACAATGGTGCGCCGCTCAGCGATCTGCAGTGTGTCATTGATACTACTGCGGGTGCGGCATTACGCACCATGGCACAACTGACCAAAGCCAATGAGGCGGGTACCACAGCGTTGCGTGCACAGAGTACCCTGCTCGAACTGCATGGCTTTACCCTGCGTGAATCGGCGGGTGTGGCAGAAAACACAGGTGCAAAAGCAGAAAAACTGTCTGTCGGTGACGACCTTGAGGCTGGATCCGTGATCATCCCTGTGGCTGCTACAAGCCCCAATACAAAACCTGATATCCCTGATTCTGTCAGTCCGGGGAGTGTTGTGCTGCTGGGTAAACATAAATATGTAGTAGCTTACGTAACACCAGGGGAAGCCATCATTATTAATGAGCCGGGATTGCTGGAGGATATGAAAGCTACAACCAAATTCGACGTTGTCAGTGAGTTTGTTGCCAATTTTGCCTTCAGCCGCTCAGCCATCATTCTGGCTACCCGGGCACCTGCATTACCGGAAGAAGGTGATATGGCGGATGACCGCATCATGATCACCGACCCGCGCACCAACATGTCGTTCGAAGTCTCCATGTACAAACAGTACCGCCGTGTGTGCTATGAAATCGCCGCGGCATGGGGCTGTCAGAACATTAAACCGGAACACACCTGTTTACTGCTCGGTTAACCCCGCGCAGTCGCTTAAGCGAGAACGTCCCCTGAAGAGGTAACCCATGCTGACTCTAAAGCAGCTTGCCGATGCACGCCGCTATATGGGCTATCCCATGACGGGTGACGCGTTGCCGGACGACCGTAGTGATGCGGCTTATGCGCTGGTCACGTCAGGTCGGTACCAGACGCTGGCGCACCGGCTGGCTTCGCTCCGGGCTGAAGAGGAAGCCATTGTGGTGAACTATCTGGCGACGCTGGCAGGTCTGGAAAGTGGTATTGCCCGTGCGGCAGACAATCTTGATACGGATAAGGCTGCTGTCTGGCAGCGAAACCGCTCAGAAGTGTCAGACCGCACGCGTCTCTACAATCAGTGGCGACGTCAGCTGTGCGGACTGCTCGGTATTCCACCGGGACCGTCGCTGGGCAATGGCACTACACCCGTTACCCGGTGCTGACATGGACGCGTATCAACTGGCCGCGAAGGTGAACCAAGGTAACGGTAAGGCGGCGAAACGTCTGGGTAGTATGGCCCGTCATTACCGTGCGACGTCACCATTCAGCCCTTTAAACGGAGAACCTCTGCAACAGTTCACTGCGTCATTCATCACCGATTATGGCTACATGCGGGCGGCGCGCTTTGGTCTGGCCACCCGCATTGGGATCTTTGATGCGGCGGGATTTGAAGTGGGTGATATTCTGGTCTCAGCAGAAGGTACATTTTACGTGGCAGCGCTGCCGCTGTTACAACCCATCCTGTGTGTCAGATCTGAGCGGCTCGTCAGTATCAGCCGTGCCTGTCAGGCGGGTTCCGGTGCCGGGCTTAAGGAGTACGGTGGCACCACCGTCGTGAATGAAACGCTCATCATGTCCGGCTGGCCAGCCAGTATTATTCTGAGCCGGGGCGGTGAGCACAGCCCGCTGAAGTTACCGGGTGAAGTGCGCAGCGCGTGGCATAACATCCTGATGCCAGCGTACAGGGAGCTGCCTGTGCATACGGGGGACTTTGTGACGGATGATACGGGTCATCGTTATGTCATCAGCGGCACCGAACTGACCGCCATGGGCTGGCGGTTCACTGCTTTACAGGTGACTGTATAACATGGCCAGCGTCGATGATGTCTCACATTTCCTGGCAAGGCGGGTCGCTGACGTGGTGTATCCCGGCGGCATTCAGTTACCTGGCATCGTTAATGCTGCGGTGAAAATCTATCCAGGATGGCCAGTGTCTGGCGACTTACAGCAGGATATCGGGAAGGGCGGCGTTCACATCTCTGTATGGCCATTACCGGCAGAACGTAAAATTGGTAGTGCGCTGGGCAGACCCTGTCGGGTCATTGCGAAAGGCAGACCCTCCCTTCAGATTACCGTAAACGGCAGCTTGATAGGCGTCTACGGTGTGGCTTCGGCGTTCACTAACGTGCGGGTAAGCCTTGATGAAAAGGAATTCAGCTTTCAGTTCAGAGCGGGAACCACGGCTGCACAGGTGGTTCACTCACTCACTGTATTGTTACCGCTGTCATTCATAGTGGGCAGCAAAGTATGTGTCCTTATGGTTAAGCATATTAAGGCTCTCGTGACGACCGCAGGCACGGCGGTGAGGGAGTTGCGCAGGCAGATAAAAGATTTTCAGATTACCGTCTGGGCACCCACACCTGTGCTCAGAAACCGGATCGGCAGCGCCATTGATGTTGCTCTGTCTGAGCAGTGTCACATCGATCTTGACGATGGCGCGCCCGCGCAGCTGCTTTACGCCCGACAGTTCGATTCGGACAGGTCGGAAAACTGGCATGTTTACCGGCGCGACCTGATTTTCAGCGTTAATTACGCCACAACGCAGACCCTGACCGCACCAGAAGTTACCCGGACCGTTGTTACCCTTAACGGGCAGCAGACCACGCGGTAACACCTTTTCTTTTCAGCATCAGCTCATTAATCCGGAGTATTTATACATGCCGATCTATTCAACCGGCGACCTCAACACGTCTGCATTAACGGCACCTGACCTTTACGTCCAGGTTGTTCCGCCACGAGCGCGTTATATTAACGGCGTGCCGACCGACGGGCTGGGGCTGGTGGGTGTGGCAAGCTGGGGGCCGGTTAACAGCGCTTTTCGCATCAGCTCAGATAACGATCTTGCATTTTTTTTGGGCACGCCGAAAGAACGGACGTACGACTTATCCACGGCCGTTGCCATTTCACTTCAGCTGGGTGCCTCAAACCTGAACTGCGTTCGCGTCACCAATGGCCGCGACACGCCTGCCAGTGGCCTGCTCTGTGAAAAGGCCGGTAAGTCAGCTCTGCAGCTGGCGGCACTCTACAGCGGGACGCGTGGAAACCGTATTATCGCGGGCATCGGCAGCGGAACCGCGGTTAACTCGAAAAAGCTGACCATCAGTCTGCCGGGAGTTAGTGCTGAGGTGTTCGATAACCTTACGGGCGAAGGCGATGCGCTCTGGAAAGCCATGGCTGAAGCGGTGAATCAGGGCCAGATGAATATCCGGGGTCCCAGCCAGCTGGTGCGGGCGACGGTTACCGAATCTGAAGCGCCTGCCCAGGCTGCGGTTAAAGAGGTCACGTTCAGCGGTGGAACTGACGGCGCGACCGGCATCACCGATGCTGTACTCCTCGGTACCGACAGCATTGAGGGACCACGTAAAGGCATGTATGCCCTGCGTGGCACTAACTCTCAGGTTATCAATCTGATTGATGTGACCGGCAAAGAGTGCTGGCCCGCAATGGCAGCGTTTGCCCGCTCGGAGGGTGCCTACATCATAGCGCAGGGCGCGGCTTCAGCCGGATGTAAAACCCTATCCGAAGCACTCAACAACTCAGGCGTAGACGACTGGCATTTCAAGCTAATCGTGGGTGACTGGCCATCCTGGAAGGACACAGCTAACGGTATCAACCGCATGGTTGCGCCGGCAACATTCGAGGCGGCGAATATTGCAGCCCGATCACCACATATTTCCACCCTCAACAAACGCATCCCCGGCATCATTGCCACCGAGCGGCAGCTTGCAGGGCGACCTTACTCGGTACCGGAAATCGGTGCCATAAATTCAGCACGCCTCGACGTCATCACCAATCCCTGTCCGGGCGGCAATTACTTCGGCATGCGGTCAGGGCGTAATACTTCATCCAATCCGACCCAGAACGATGACACCTACACCCGCATGACCAACTTTCTGTCACTGACCATTGCCGCGAGTTTTGGCAGTGTGGTCGGTGACAATCAGACCACAGACCTGCGCCGGGAGACTAAAAGTACGCTGGAGTCCTTCCTGTCAAACCTTGAGACGCTGAAGATGATTGGTGATCCGAATGGCGGGCCGGCTTTCGCGGTGCGCCTCGATGCGACGAACAACCCGGATTCCCGCGTTGCGCTGGGCTACATGACGGCCGATGTGCAGGTGAAATACCTGAACGTTGTACGCTATTTCCTGGTGAACCTGGAAGGGGGCGGCAGCGTGTCCATCTTCGTCTCAAATGACTCATCCCGCTAACGGCTGCGGCACTCTTAATCCGGAGATAACCCATGCCAACTCTTGGCTATACCGTAGGCCGCGACATTGCTGTCGATATCAATACGCCCACGGGCAGGCTGCGCATTCCCAAAATTATCAGTTTTGACTCTAAGCCGCAGGTCTCGACCCAAAAAATCACGCCACTGAATGGCATTACTGACGAACTGCAAATCCCCGTCGGCTGGCATGGCACCATCACGGCTGAACGTATGGATGCCACGCTCGATGATTTCTGGGCGAAGTGGGAAGACAACTATTACAACGGCATCGATCAGCCCCGCGGCACCATTACCGAAACCATCACCGAAGCGGATGGTACGGTCAGCGTGTTTCGGTATGAAGGTGTGTCGTTTCACCTCACCGATGCCGGGAACAAGCAGGGCGAGAAGACGGTGAACCAGACTCTGTCATGGACGGCAAACCGCCGTAAAAAAGTGAACTGAGGAATAAATAATGGTGCAGGTCAGAGTGCATGAAACATCACCGCCCGCAGTGGCGGAATCTGCGGTGAAATTAAATCAGGTCAGGGATGCTGGTGGGCGCATCATTACCCTGCGCGAGCTGGACCCGGTGCAGGAATCCCGCCTGACGGTTGCAGTCGGCCCGGAAATGGCCATCAACGTGATGTACATGAACATGTATGCCTTTCCGGTTGCGGCGGTTGCTGACATTGACGGGGACGAATATCCGGTGCCACAGAACCCGAAACAGATTGAGAGCATGCTGGCCATCCTCGGTAAAAGCGGGCTTAAAGCGGTGAGCGCCTGGCTGCGCGAAAAGTCGAAAGAGGAAGAAGATGAGGCCACGGAGACCGCTGCAAAAAACTCGCACGGAACCCCGGGTTCATTAACCAGTGCTGGCTGATGAAGTCCGGGGTTCCGTTCAGCGTTATTTTTCCCAGCCTGACAGCGCTGATGCCCCATGAGCGCATTGCCATGGGTGTGGTCATTGGCGAGCTTGAGGGCGGTGCTTATAACTGGAACACGGGCAGGTGGGAGGAGGGTAAGTGATGGACCTTAAGCAGTTTGCGAGAGAACTGTCGTCTGCCTCAGCCAAAATCGCCGCTGAGCTTGAGCTGGGTTTCCATGCCATTGTCAAAGAGATTGAGGAAACGGCAAAGGAAGAAATCGGGGTCTATCAGCCCGCTGTCGGGCCGTTTGAGACATGGGCACCGCTGGCAGCATCGACGAAAGCTGAGCGCGTCCGCCTGGGTTACACCGAAGACGAGCCGCTGCTGCGTTCAGGCCAACTCAGAGACTCCATTGAGAGCGAGGTGGCTGGTCTGGCGGCCATCGTCGGGACCAAAAGTGAACTTGGACTCTGGCAGGAAGTCGGTACCGACCGCATTCCGCCGCGGCCTTTCGTTGGACCTGCATACGTCAGGAAGATTGACCCGTTAATGGAGTCGATTTATGTGGTGATATCGCGAGGTTTCAAAGTCTACTAAATCAGAAAAAGTCCAGAGGTTGTATAAGGTTGACTGACATGCTCCTATGCCAACATTTCCTGATGAGTTCAGGTTTCAGCATATATAAAAAAGACGATTTGAGCTTAGTCTGTCTGATGCGGAGTACATGTAAAACTTAAAAAGTGCGGATGTACGCATTAGTAATGGGCCCAGTAAAGGGCCCTGCAATCATGACCTATCAACGATGATATTCGATGCGAATTCTATGGCCGAACGATGATCGCTAGCAGGAACATGCGCAATATTATGCTTGTCTAAATTGAGCTTTATGGAATCAAGCACTTTAACTTGGGCTAAGGTAGGCGAGAGTGGTTCCTCAAGAGTAAACAACACATCCTTTACTTCGAGTAACTTTTCTTCTGCAGCACGAGTAACTCTCATTACCCATGTGTCACCATGCTCCATCATCTTTCCGGGTTCGGATTGCTCAAAAGCTAGCGGCTTAATCGCTCGAGATATGACGTCATTTCTCTTGGCGACAAGGGGCATAGAAAACTTTGCAAACGTCCCGTTAATCGTCTGATTTTTGAACATATTTTTCAGGGCATCAATTCTGTCGATGCTTCTTTTTAGTTCTTTGGCTAAAACCTCTTCTCTACGTGTTTTGGTGTAATCACTATGGTTTACATAACGATCATAGATTTTTTTCATTTCTTCTCTAGGGTTGTTTGAAAGCACAACTCTGGCCTGACTGAAGTGAAAGATTGATTCGCGCTTGGCAGTAAAGTAGTGGAAAAACTGAGAAAGAGACTGCGCACCGCTTATTTCAATGGCAGTGCTCTTTGCAAATCCCAGTTCTCTAAAGAATGCATCTTTAGCTAAAGGGAAAATGCAATCGTCGTGAAAAAACTTCCTAACGCGAGAGTCATTTCGACTTGTCATCATGAAGTCGAAAAAATTTTCCTTTGGAGCGCACACGACAACACCTACGTTCGCAAACTCTTCAGTTTCCGGATAGGGTGAATATCGAACGATGCTGTATAAGCAAGGCGTTGTCATGTGATACTGCTCCAAAAATCATCTGTTTCGGCTCTAATGAGCGTAGTCTCAATGCTGTTGATGAAATCCTGATCACTACGCCAGTCATCCGGTACATCTTCCCAGAAGTGAGGCATACGGCAACAGGTTTTTAGAAGTTTTTCTTTATGCACGACACGATCTATCATGTCAAAAGTCCACTTCCTCGATTTGTGAGAGTATACGTGGTAGTCGAAATCTCCAGCATCTGAATTTTGATCAAAGGCTAGATTATGGTCAATAAGGTAATACTTATCATGCTGAACGTCGTACAGCATGTTCACGTTGCCTCCTATTGCAGAGAGGCTCCTGTCGCCATTCATGATCCATCGGTCAAACAAGTAGATTCTCTTTTGATCATCGATCGGCACAATTTGCTCGTTTCTTGATTGAGCAAACGTTAAAGAAACGGCATTTTCAATGTAAAGCGTAGCGAACGCATACCCTGGATTAATGTCACTTTTGAGTTCTGGTGAAAATTCTAGCAGCTCATCAGGGATATAAACGACGGTAAAATCAGGTAACGGAAGACCCAGGTCGTAAGCTAGGCAAGCAGAAATGAATTCAGCCAGAAGATGCTTGGGTGGCATTAAAGGCATTGATTTTACGATGTATTTCTTGCCGTCATCGCATCGACAAAGAATCGGCTTAGTGCTGCCTTCATTTATGCGCCTGATAAATTCGACGACGCTGATTTTAGGAGAATCCAACGTTATGCTCATCCATGCGTTGATTAATTAGGCAAAGATACACGGATAGTTCTAATTGCCATATCCTGATAGATGATCAGTGCCTATCGATAGGGAGCATTCGGCCATTTCTTGTAAGCGAAGACGAAAAGCATGAGGAAATGAAGGCCTGGACAGGAAAGCAGGATAGCCATCTTCCAGCCAAACCCTGCTTTCTGGGCCATCCGTAAGCAGGGTATGAACATCAGAAACCAGATGATTAACGACAGGGCTGCGAGGGGATTAGGCTGTTCCATTTGAAATTCTCCATATGATAAATGCCTTTGAGTATCGGCACGCATCAGTGAAAATTTAATAAAAATGAATTTCGCTAATGATTTCTGTTTAGTGTTCTTCCCATATTCATGGCTATTGATTAGGATAACTCTTATAAAAACTGCTATGGAGAAGGGAATGAGGAAGGTTTTGGGGGTTGTAGTTGCGTTTGCACTCACTGGGTGCGCCACCCAGCCAAAAGATCTGGTCGGAATCAAGGCGATCTCAGCAAACTCTACTCTACCTAAGTCTTATATGATGATTCCTCTCAATCAGGAGGATTTTAACCAAAATAGCCTGTTATATAAGCAGGTGGCTCAGGTTCTTAGACAGTCCCTTTCATCCCGCGGATTTACTTTTGAAACTGACCCAGACAAGGCAAGTCAGGTCATATTTTTAGACCTATACCGAACTGGCGCCAAAAGCTCAACGCGGAATGTGACCGTACCTACCTGGGGACAGACTGGTGTGAGTTCATCAACGACTTACGGAACAATAAACTCTTATGGCAAGGGTTATGGGACCTTGAGCTCTTCAACAACTTATACGCCAACATATGGTGTAACGGGGAGTTATACCTCACAGGTTACGGATACTTTCTACACGATAATTATCTCACTTAAAGCATACGACTTCGCCAAGTTTAAACAAAAAGATAAAGATGAGCTGTGGGAGACTCAAATAGCATTGACTTCTTCTACGCCTGATGGGCTCGGTGCCTATAAGGCTATTGCTGCATATGTCGCACCATATATAGACACGACCTTAGAGCGTGATGCTCAGCTTTACCTGTCGCCGAAAGAATACATGCCGTTAACAGAAAAATAGTCTATTGGTTACAATCATCTTACGACAACAGCATCCTAATATTTCCAAAGATTGGGATGCATACACCATTATTAATGGTGGGTTAGTAAATTTGTTTTAGCGCTCAGGCAGAGTTCAAAGCCACATGGCTTTTTAGGGCCGGACCTGGTGGAATGTTCCAGTATAAACGATCAGCAGGAGCAGCCAGCCACTAAGATAAAAGGCCAGACAATAGAGAAAGCTCGAGAATAGATACCAACTCAACTCGTTAAACATATTACAGAGCACGCTAACCGGCGAGGGCCGTTTTTTTTCTAATGCCCCGTCCTGACTGATGGTCACCGCTATGGTTTCTGCAAAAACTCATTCTCATTAAGCAGACGCTTATGGGTGTCGATGGCATCCCATCTCAGGTCGTGAGTATCACCATCCCATTTCGGGCAAATAGTCATCTCTGCACAAAATAGCTTCAGCCTGATATGGATCGCAGCCACTTCGTCTTGGTTGCATCGTTTAGCGATAAAGTTGAGTTGAGCGCCAGTAGTTCGCTTATAAACCGAGTGTGCATTCCGGGATTTTTCAAATAACCGGACGAGCTGATCTGTTGCCTAAGGCTCCTTTGACAGGGACTGAAGCCAGTTATCGCTAATTCAACGTTAAATTTCAGTGTCGCTCTAGCTCGCTTCGCTCCTCAAGCAGAACCGATCAGGCGGTTTTTTATGCCCGTAAAACGAGGTCTTTATGGATGTTCAGGCTTACCGCGTAGCCGTACGCCTTGCGCTGGATGACCAGATCACGCGCAATCTGCTGCAGGTGAGTCAAGATGTGATCGAACTCAATAAGAAGTTCGTCACCATCACAAAGAACATCAAAGTTTTGAGCAGCGCCGCCCGCGAGGCAACATCTGCGCTGCGGGCACTTAATCGCTCCCTGAATAATCAGTTTTCTGGCACATTCCGCGGTGCCCGTGAGTATGCCAGTGCGATCCGGGAGATTGCAGACCAGACACAACGCATGAACCGTGCCTCCCGTAACGTCCCGCTGTTTGCGGGGAGTTTCGGTACGGCAATGACGCTGCCTGTTCTCGCCGCTGGCGCTGCAGCTGCAGGCGGCAGCGGCGGATATGGTAACCATGGCGGGGGACCTGCGCTGGCTTCGCCTTCAGAACAGGGTGGCTGGTGGCATGGCTGGCGTAACGGTGTGCCACCGGGCGGCTGGGGCGGCGGCGCAGGGCATGGCGGAGGAAATGGTTATCCCCCTGGCGGAGGCTCATATTCAGACGGCATGACCAACCTGGCCACCGGCTATATGGGGTTCAGAATGCTGAAGGGCTTCGTTGATGAGGCGGCCCGTTACCAGACCATGACCGAGAAGTTCAGACAGTTCGGCATGAGTCAGGCTGCAATGGAGGAAGCACAGCATTTCGTGGAAACCACACGTGTCAGAGGCTCATCTGCTACTGACATGCTGAAATATCTGGTGGAGGCGCAGGGGGTATTCAGCGAATCCGGTGCAAAAACGCTTGATGAGCAGCTGCGCGCGGCAAAACTGGCAGCACCGGTGCTGGCGCGTATCACCTTCGCCTCACGCGGACTGGATGAGCATCAGCGCGAAGCCACCACCGCTAAGCAGATGGATATGCTGCGCTTCACAGAAACTGCGGGTGGCCTGAAAAGCCCTGAGCGCTTTAATGAACTGATGGACGCTGCTTTTCGCGCCATTCAGTCTTCAGGTGGCAATGTCGATTTCACCCAGTACCGCCAGTTTATGGCCAAAGCGGGGACCTCCGCGTTCAGCCTCAGCAATAAAGCATTATTCGCCGAGCTTGAGCCCATCATCGGTGAACTGAAGGGCAGTTCAGCAGGTGATGCGCTGATTACCGCTTATAACCGGTTGAACGGTATTATCAGGCTGCCTAATCAGGTGACTCATGACCTGATGAAAATGGGTATCTGGGATGCCAGCAAAATTGAACTCAACAGCCTGGGCGGCGTAAGGCGTTTCCGGGGCAATCCGCTTATCAACCCGCAGCTCTTCAGCAAGTCACCGGTTGAATACTATGAAAAAGTCATCCTGCCAATATACCGCAGGAATCATTACACGGATGAGCAAAAGCAGCGTGAGAACGCCCTGATATTCGGGCGGGCCGGCGGCAAAATGTTCAGCCTGATCGACAGGCAGCTTGAGACGATTCATCATCGTATTGAAGCCTATGGCATCGCGCGGGGACTGAATGATGCCTATGGTGCAGTCGGGAGCACCTATAACGGCAAAGCGATTGACTTCCACAAGAAATGGCAGAACCTGCAGCTGATAATGGGCAGGGATGGCGGCCTGCTGGACACCTTCACGCATGGGCTGGACAGCCTGACGCACTCACTTAAGCGAATGACAGACATTGCCCACAAACACCCTGAGATGGCGAAGTTTGCAGGGCAGGCAGCGCTGGCCGTTACAGGCCTGGCGGGCATCAGCGGTGGGTTCTGGGTCATTAAACATGCGGCTGGCGCATTGCTGTCACCGCTTAAGCTGGCGGGCTGGGGCATCGATCTGCTTATCGGGAAAAGCGCCACCACAGGGCTGACCGGACTCACTGCCGCGCTTACCGGGCTGCCTGGCATCATCTCTGCCGTAACGCTGGCGGCCCTGTATCCGGGAAGCACGGTATCACAGAGCCGGGAAATGGCGGAACGTGACCGGCTGGCTCGTCAGAATGCGCTTGATCACGGGATTGCCTATAAGCCCTGGACGCCTTCTCAGCCGGACTTCGACAGGCAGCAGTTTCGGGAGCAGGCGTATCGTAAAACCGGCCGGTACCCACCGGTACCGCCAGTGACCGCAAGTCACGACTCACAGCCCGTCAACCTTCTTTTGACGTACGAAGGGCGCCAGGTGCTGGTGGCTACCGTAATGAGCGGCATCAGTAAACAGGCCGCCAGGGCACCTTCCACCACCAGCGCTTTCGATCCATCAATGCTGATGGTGTATCCGGGTCAGCCCGGCACACTCTCAACACCCTAGCGGCAGGTTCAGTGAACCTTCGGCCACTAAATGCAGTAGCCGTCATGAAACAGAATCAAGCCTTAAGAAGCCATGTCAGGGGCATGTCTACGGGCTTTATCGACATATGGTTTTTGTCAGGTAATTCGTCCCACCAGAACAGGTAATATATTGCCTCTTTTTCACTCGATTGCAGCCTGTTGTGCTGAGCTAATTTATTCCTCTCACTTCTGGAGGGGATCATGAATAAAAGCAAAATTATCTTTTCTATTCTTATGGCCACCAGTGTCTTTTGGGCTGGTATGTCGGAGGCGAAAACGTCGAAGCAAACCGATGATCAAATCCGTCAGCTTATTATCGAAGATTCAATCGCATCATATCCCGGTGTGTGTGCATGCCCTTTTAACTCTGCGCGCAATGGCAGCAGCTGCGGGAGGCGAAGTGCGTGGAGTAAGCAGGGTGGATATGCACCGGTCTGTTATAAAAAGGAAGTCTCAAAGGAAATGGTTGATGACTGGCGTAACAGTCATGCCTCGTGAATTAACCAGCTCCAGCAGGTTTTAACCCATAAGCCTGGACGGTCAGCAGACAACGGTGCGTAAAGGTTAAGCCCACCGTAAACTTTTTGCTGACCTGTTCACTGTTAATCAGTGCGTCAGATACCGGTTAAGGTGGGTCTCCGCTCAGGGCTGGTGATAAGAACTGAATACGGCTCTTACGTCATCAACAACAGTGATTCTGGCATATCCGTTTTTTTCAAACTTCATGATCTTCCGCTTTTCCCGGCTGTTCCCATACCCCGAAGTCAGTCACTCCTGATACAGGCAAACGCAGCATGTCACTACTGAATTCACTGACGCAGTATGCTCAGGGTATCGATCCGACGATTACACGCCTGATGTTAGGTGAGTTCGAATTCATGCAATTTGAAGTCCCTGAACGCATTGCCATTCGCGGCAGGCAGAAAACCGTACAGCATCAGCTAATTGGCGGCCGGCACATTATTGATGTGCTGGGTACCGAGTACGAGCCCCTGACCTGGTCAGGCATTATCATCGGGTCACTGGCCGGTGAACGAGTGCGTGCGCTGGAGCTGATGCGGGATAAAGGGCACCCCGTAGTGCTGACGCTGGATGATTATCGTTTTACAGTCGTGATTACAGCTTTCAGCCCGGTCTATGAATTTGTCTGGCGCCGCCCTTATTCCATCGAGGTGGCAGTTGTCAGCAATGAGGGCTTCCCGGATAAAGTGGATGCACTGACCGGAGCCCTGCGAGGACTGATCGACAGTGACCTCGGACGTTCACTGGGGCTGGCCAATATCATCAACATTGATGCCGTCACGCAGGCAGTTAACGTCCTGCATCTGGCCGTGAAGCGGGTTACCGATTTTGCCCATGCCACGGTTGGGCAGATACAGGCGGTTATCAGGCCGCTAGTCGCCGCACGCAACATTGTTGAGCATGAGCTGGCATTACTTGAAGCCGCAGCCGCAGACATCACATCACTGGGAGGTTTGGTGCCCGGTAATCCCATTTCAAAAACCGTCAGCAATCTTCTCCTGCAGTTAGATCACACCACGCGCATTCCCGCGCTTTACCGCCTGCAGGAAATACTGGGGCGACTGAACAAAAACGTGAACTCTGGCCAGACGGCTGATGGTGTCAGAGCGGTGACGCTGTCGGGTGGTAACCTGTATCAGGTGGCTTCAGAGCAGTATGGCGATGCGTCTCTCTGGGCCAGCATTGCCGAGGCAAATGACCTCACCGATCCGCATCTGAGCGGTATCCGCACACTTAAAATTCCCACCAGCCCGGCGAGTTAACGATGGACGTCAACAACTCCCTCACTGGATCCAGCGCCCGCCATATCAGCGGGCGTTGTTTTTTAAATGGAATGGACGTGCCCTTTGTGTCGTTCAGTATAGAGAACAATGCCTTTCGTGGCGCCGGGACTTTTGATCTTATGCTGGCCATCTCAGCACTGCCCCCGGCCATGAGTATGCTGAACTGGTGGGCGTTGCAGACCACCATCAGGGTCGAGCTTTTCATATCGATCATTACCCGGGCAGGCACTGATGAGAAAAAGCACATCACTGGCAATATCGATAGCTGGCATTACGATCCGGCACGGTTTGAGATATCGGCAGAAGGGCGCGATTTCACCGCCAGGCTGATTGATGCAAAGACTCCGGGTGAAAGCTTCAGGAACCTCACCAGCTCACAGATAGCGACCATGCTGGCACAGCGTCATGGTCTGACGCCGGTGGTCACGGCAACGACGCAGCGGGTTGGTGAGTATTACCAGATTGATACGGCGCATCTGACCGGCGAGCAGACTGAATGGGACCTCATTACCACACTGGCGGGTATTGAAAACTTCTCAGTTTATGTGAACGGCGACAGTCTGCACTTCGAACCCAAACGGGACCCGGCGAGTCCCGACGACTATGTCATCCGGTGGCAGCCGCCAGGCATGCAGGCGTATTCACAGTGCAATATCTCCGATGACCTGTCTTTTTCACGCTCGCTGACCATTGCAAAAGGGGTGTCGGTTGAGGTGCTGAGCTGGAATGCTAAGCGAAAGAATAAACAGTTCATGGCCTCTTACCCAGGCCCGGGCAAAAGCACAGTCCCCGGAAAAACCTCCTCTGAAACTCAGGTCTATCGCGTCATACGCAACGGATTAACGCCAGAGGCAGCCCATGCGCTGGCGCAGTCCATCTACCGGCAGGTGGTACAGCACGAGATGAAATTCAGCGGCTCAACGGCAGGCGACAACCTGCTCATGCCAGACATGCAGGTAAGAATACAGGGTACAAAGAGCCCGTTCGACCAGATTTACCGCTGCGATCGGGTGCGGCGCACATTGAGCCTGGAAACAGGCTACACGATGCATATGTCGGGTAAGAACCACGGCACGGCACTGGAAATCGGGCGATGAGAGCGCTGCTGAATATCATGGCGGCAACGGCACGCCAGAGTAGTGCGGGTGAAAGCGGCACGCGACAGGGCATCATCACCGCCTATGATCCGGACAGTTATGCAGTAAAAGTTCAGCTGCAGCCAACGGGAGAAGAAACAGGCTGGATACCGCTCAGCTCACCCTGGGTAGGTAATCGCTGGGGAATGGCCGCAGGCCCGATGATAGGTGCAGTGGCAGAAGTCGAATTTGATTCGGGGCTCACTGGTGTGGGTATGGCAGCGGGGCAGTTTTATAACGATGAAGACCGTTGTCCTGGGCCGCCTTCGGGGGAATTCTGGCTGGTGCATCAGAACGGCTCGCTCCTGAAGTTCCTTAACAACGGGGAGGTCATGCTGAGTGCAAAAGAGAGGCTCATCTATGACGCACCGGCACATCATTTCACCGGCGGCGACGTCCTGATGGATGGCAATCTTGTCGTGAAGAAACAGATCAGTGACCTCAATGGTAAGTCGGGTACGGTTAATAACATCCGGGTCATCTATAACGGGCACAGACATCTGGAAACTGGCAGGGGAAGTCTGTCCATGACGCCGGACAGAACAATAGGTCAAAAATTATCTCATGTATGACATCTGGCATTTCACCGGTGGTGATCTGAATATTTCACCGGCTGGCGATCTACGACCGGTCAGCAGCACGGAGCGCGGGAAACAGCGCATCCTTCGACGGCTTATGACCAACCCGGGTGAATATCTTTTCCATCCGGAATACGGCGCGGGGCTTGGCGCCAAGGTAGGTGACGTCGTTCATGTGAATGAATGGAAGGCACTGATTCGTGGACAACTTCTGCTTGAGGAGGCTGTTGCTCAGCAACCGCCACCGGAAGTTACGCTCAGTCTTATCAGTCAGGGTGTCAGTGTCATCATCCGTTATACCGATGCCATCGACGGTACCCCGGAAACCCTTATATTTGACGTGTCGGGCTAACTGTATGACTTCTTTGAATCTGAAATCCTTTGCAGAGCTGGTGAGTGATCAGATTGCAGCCCTTCAGGGACGGGTCCGGGGGCTGGTGGATTTGTCTGTCGGCAGTATTCTTCGTTCACTCGCAGAGTCAAATGCCGGTGTAGTGATGTGGATACAGCAGCTTATTGTCAGGCTGCTGGTAACAACCCGTGCGTCTACCTGTACCGGCGAAGACCTTGATAGCTGGATGGCGGACTTCAGCTTTATCCGGCTGTCAGCAGTACAGGCAACCGGAACAGTGACATTCAGCCGCTTTACCGCAACGCAGCCGGCACTGATCCCTGTGGGGTCCAGAGTCAGTACAGCAGACGGTACGCAGACCTATACCGTTATCGAGGGCATGTCGCGTTCTGACATGGCTAAAACTGAATCGGGTTACGACCCCGGGCAGGTCGCTTATTTTATGCGTGCCGGTGTGCGCTCTGTTGAGGCAATGGTCAGAGCGGAAAATGCCGGCGCGGCCGGTAATGCACAGATCGGCATGGTGTCCGTCATCATGGGGTCGGTACCTGATGTTGATACCGTTACCAATACGGCTCCTTTTTCTGACGGCAAAGATGCCGAATCAGACGATGATTTCCGGACGCGCTTTGTGGCGTGGATTTCTTCGCTTTCCCGGGCAACGAAATCAGCTATCGGGTATGCATTATCCACGCTGCAAAGTGGTATTACCTACACCCTGACAGAAAATGAAATACCTGATGGCCAGCATAAGCCAGGATATTTCTACGCCATTATTGATGATGGCAGCGGCAAACCAGACGATGATCTGCTTAATCGCGCCCGGCGCGCCATCGACGACGTGAGGGCCTTTACCGTTGCCTTCGGTGTGTTTGGCCCCAGGGTTATTGAAGCAAGGGTCTTTATGGTCATTACAACTGAAGCTGCAGATAAACATGCTGTGGTCGCTGCAATGGTTCGTGCTGCGATTGAAAATTACATTACAGGCCTCAGACTGGGGCAGCTGCTCTCCTGTTCACGTCTTTCGAGTATTGCATATGATACCAGCCCACTTATCACTAATGTCACATCGGTAACCCTCAACGGCGGAACGTCTGATCTTCCGGCTACGGACAAAGAGGTTATCCGTGTCGGCAGCATCGTGGTGAGTTAAATGGCGAAAAGTGATCAGGACGAAATTAAAGACAGGCTCCGGGAACTGCTGCCACCCGCATGGTTCAGTTCGGACAGCCCGATTCTGGATGGTATTTTAACGGCAGGTGCACAGGCTCTGGCCTGGTGCCATTCACTACTTACCCTAGCGGGATTACAAACGAGGATTGGCACGGCTACCGAGGGATGGCTTGATCTGATAGCACATGATTTCTTCGGAAAAGAAGTGCAGCGGGCTATGGGTGAGCCCGACGAGGTGTTCAGAGATCAAATCAGGAATAGCCTGTTCAGTGAAAAGGGAACGCGGCAGTCCATCACTGACACGCTTAAGAATATGACCGGACACACGCCGGTCATTTTTGAGCCACAACGGCCTATGGATACAGGTGTGTACGGTGGCCCGATGACGGGTTACGGCGCAGCAGGCGGATATGGTTCCTGTGTTCTGCCGTGTCAGGCATTTATCATTGTGCACCGGCCGGCGGGAGCGGGGATCCCCTGCGTCGCCGGGTATGCTTCTGGCACTTCAGGTTACAGCATCGCCTCCCGCGGCGAGTATGCGTCTCAGAAAATGATCTACGGCTTTGTTAAAGACCCGCAGATTTACAGCGCTATAGCAGCAATCAAACCCGAAGGGACCCTTGTCTGGGTGCGCATTATATAAAACTACGTCTTACCGTATTCAGTTCAGGGCTGCCTTAAGGGCGGCCTTTTTTACAGGAGATAGTATGGATCGCCAGATTGTGTATCCGGGCGCTATTCCGCTTGAGACTGACCTGCTCAACACAAATAAATACGCGATGACTGGCCTGTCAAAACTCGCGGCAGTCCTGATGGGAACTGCTACTTATCTGCGTGGGCTGGTATGTACGCCCTCTGTTCCTGCTTCGATGACCATCCGTGTCGGACCCGGAGAGATTTACAGTCAGCAGAATATCGATAATACCGCGTATTCTTCACTTGCAGCCGATACGTCAGACACCATCCTGAAGCAGGGGGTTGTGACTACGACCACGGAATTCCCGCTGAAAGCGCCGGAGATGGCAGGATACAGCATTAACTATCTGATTCAGGCTGCTTATGCCGATCAGGATTCTGGTGCGACTTTACTGCCGTACTATAACGCGGCGGAGCCATCCGTTGCGTTCAGCGGCCCCGGCAACTCAGGTACAGCACAGAATACGGTACGCGCAGGTGTCTGTGAGCTGGTACTTAAAGCGGGTATTGCTGCAAAGACCGGCTCACAGTCAACGCCATCCGTCGATGCAGGCTACATTCCGGCGTGGGTTATCACCGTTGCACATGGCACATCAGCTGTCACTGGGGCGAATATCGCTGCAGCAGATAACGCCCCTTTTTTACCGGAAGGGGGGCTGGTTACAGCCATTCAGCAGGGCTCAATGACCTGCGCCACGGACAGTGGAGAATCTAATACTTATGTTGCGCGTATAGTTCCGCCGCCGCCTGCATTCAGCGATGGAATGCGGCTCGCTTTTAAGGCCAGAAAAGCAAATACAGGACCTGGTACGCTCTCCATAAATGGAAGCGCTGCATATCCCATTTTCTCATCTGTAAATACCGAACTGCTTGGGGGTGAAATTGTCAGCAGCGGAACCGTTGAAGTCCGTTGGGACAGCGCCTTAACCGCCTGGATTATGTGCGGAAGCGCAGGCGGGGCCTTGCCGGTGGCTGAGGCCACCGGGCCCGGTCATGCGATTAATCTGCGTCAGGCGGATGAACGGTATCAGGCTAAAGGCTGCGGGCACTTTCTGCCTCTCACAGGTGGTAAGCTCGACGGGGATCTTCACATTAATGGGAGCCTTGATGTACTCGGGGAAATCCGTCTGGGGGAGGTGAAGCTTTCTGACAACGGGGATATTACTGGTAAACGCTGGGGACAAAACCAGAATGACAGCGGATTGTTATCAGAATGGATCCAGCGTGAAATGAAAAATGCATTGGACTGCGGTGAGGCGGGCGATTACTGGTGGTACAAGAATAAGCTTAGCGGCCTGATTTTTCAGGGTGGGAAATTATCGAGAGAAGATAACAGGACTTCTGTATTGTTTCCGTTGACGTTCCCTTTCGCATGCTGGGGGGTTCAGGTGACGTTAACTAAAACCGGCCATAAAAGCACCTACAACCCAAGTATCCATTCTTATTCAAAACGTGAGTTTACCATCTTCCTTGGTGAACAGGAGAAAGCATGTTTCTGGTGGAGCATAGGGAAGTGATTATGATTTATGGATTTAGTGCAAAGACAAACTCATTCTATCTGATGGACAGTGAGGCCGATTACAGAAAAAATGGAAGCTGGCCGGATGATGTAAAGCCTGTATCAGATGAAATCTGGGCAAAATATTGCGTGCAGCCACCCTCAGGTAAAGCACGCAGCGCGGATGAGCAAGGCTTGCCTTGCTGGGCAGATGCGCCCGAGCCTGATAAGCACTCGCTTTACGAAATGGCACTGCAAAAAAAGAGTTATTTACTTTCAGAAGCCGATCGTGAAATCCGGATGCTGAATGTTGTATCCGATGTGGGTGAGTTGACCAGAGAAGAAAAAAACAATTTAATGAAGTGGAAAACCTACCTGGCAGCTTTATACCGTATTGATCCTCATGATGCGCCAAATATAAGCTGGCCGGTTGAGGTCACTGAAAATTTGACGGAAGATTAAATGCGTAAAAAAATATCCGCCTCACCAATGAAAGGGCAGATTAATATGAGGTGATGCAACATGAATGCTTAAAAAGCATTCTTTTATTATTTGTCTGGCGAATCAGTAAAACAAGACGACTGATTGTTAATTGATCAGTCAGGATTTTTATTCGACGCTGATGCTATATGGCTTATCTTAGCAATCTCAATTCGCAGAGCAAGCATAAGCGGTAAAAAAAATGATTTTTTTATTGTTGAATTCCGGGGTATATAAAAAGATAAGAAATTCATAAAGATAGTTGTCATCATGAGTTCCTTTTTATTAATCAACCCAGGCGGCCGCTGAGCAAAAAATAAACGTGACGATTAGTGTGCAACACCTCTGTGAGGTAAAGGTTGCGCTTGTTTTACAGCAGGTGTGTCGGGACAGTTCTGCTCAAAAACTCTTCATTTTTCTTCTGCAAAACCATTGGTATGACTTTGAAAAACAAAGATTTAATTTTTGAAAATCCAGCAGGAAAAACCCTTATAGATCAGATTTAAAATATAGTGAAAACAAAAAGATAATATAATTTTTCATTACTAATGACAGCATAGCGCAGCGGGTAATGGCGCTGTTACAGCAGCTCGGCATCACGCGCTTTCATCTGGCGGGACACGATATCGGTGCCTGGGTCGCCTGGTCGCTGGCGGCGCAGTTTCCGCAGCAGGTCAGCCGGCTGGCGCTGCTGGATGGCGGCATTCCGGGCATTACGCTGCCTGACTCGCTGCCCGTGGCCGGCGGTAACGCCTGGAAAACCTGGCATTTCGCCTTCCACTGCGTCAGCGATCTGCCGGAAGCGCTGATTGCCGGCCGGGAGGCGATCTACCTGGACTGGTTCTTTAACCGTAAAGCGGCCAGTCCGCACCGGATAGATGCGGCGGCGCGCGCTGAATATCTGCGCCTGTATCAGCAGCCCGGCGCGCTGCGGGCCGGGCTGGCTTATTACCGGGCGGTTGAGCAGTCGGCCGGCCAGAATCGCCAGCGCGCGCAGGCCGGAAAGCTGGCGCTGCCGCTGCTGGCGGTCAGTGCCGATCAGGGCTCGATACCGGATATGGCGACCCCGCTGCGCGCCGTGGCTGAGCAGGTCAGCGGTGCGGTTATCGGGGAATGCGGGCACTTTATTCCCGATGAGCAGCCGGAAAAACTGGCGGAAATATTAACGGGTTTCTTAACTCATTGATCCGATAAGCGGCTAACCGTGGCAGTGTGCCTGCCGTATCGCCCCAGGCCGCCAGCGGCAGGCTGGCGGCGCTAAGCGGGACTGCTGATATCCTGATGCTGATTAAACAGGCTCAGGGTCGGTCCGGTTTTGAGCTGTTTTCTTCAGCCAGAAAATCTTTCTCATCAGCCCGGCAGAGGACGAAAATTCTGTTCTCCTTCAATAAATCGCTGCTGACGTAAATGTGCTTGTCAATTAACGCTAACCTGCCATGCTGGGTCCTCTTTTACCGGGGATGATCCTAATGTGTATTCATGAGGTTCGCTAAATTTCGCTGCCCGTTTTGCGGTGACAGGAAGTTTACCTATTCTCTCCTGTCTGACATGAAGAAAGGTGCTCACGGAGCAGTCTGTTTTGGATGCGGCAGGCCGGTAACCGTGGCAAATTTTCAGAGGCTTACGCTGGTCAAAAAATAGCGTAATCCGACAGAGGTTTTGTTAATTATTTTCAGCCAGTGAACCAGTGGAAATGGTTAATCAGCGTTTCCTCAACCTGATTAACTGCCAAATATAGGTTTTATAGAGTATTTCCCATGAAAAACGTTGTGTTAAGTATGCTTGCCAAAATCTCTAAAATTGATGCGGCTACCAAACAGTTAACTGCCCGCGTCGAGGCTCAATCGCTTCTGATCAGCGCGCTGGTGCTTGCAGTGAGTAAGCAGGGCGGTGTGACTGAAATGATGGAAAGCGCCGGAAAGGCCATCAATACGATTATTGAGTCCGTGGATACCGATGAGGTGCTGAAATCGGATGCGGCCATTCTGCTGCACGAACTGCAGGACTTACTCATGATGGCCCGGACTGTTGATGGTGCCGCGGCTGAAATCGATCAGGATGGGCTTTCTGACATCACCGGCGTTTCTGCCGCAGAGGATGTGCAGCGTAAAAACGAGCAGTAG